CCCAGCCCCGCCACCAGCAGCCGCACCCATCCCCAGCCCCGCAGACGCCCTACACGCCTACCTGACGGACGTCCCGCTCACCACGCCTTGCGGACGCACCGGCACCTGCACGGGCCTCACAGACGCACCAGACGCCCTACACGGGCTCCTCTGGTGCCACGAGTGCGGCATCCGCCTCGGCTGACCGTCGCGCAATACCACCGCACACGGAACCATTACGCGACCCTGCGGCATCGGATCTGATACCGGCACGACCCTGCCGGTCCTGCGGAAACGGTAGCGTTCGAGCCGCGGAAACGGTAGCGTACCGGCACGATCCTGCCGGTGATTCAATCCTGACTCACGCGAGTCAACGCAAAATAGTTCCATACCAACCACTCAGCGTGGGCTCCGGTCGGTGGGCGATCGGCACTTACCTCACGCACGGTGGTCACCCGGGTCCCCGATGGAGGCACCCCCCCCAACCACCCGCCGCTGCGCCACCAACAACTCCCCCAACAACCGCAACGCATCCGGCGAACACGGCCCAGCCGCCACCCCAATCGGCCCAATCATCTGAGCCGACCACGCCCGCAACAACTCCACCCGCTCCTCCGGCGACATCTCCCGATCCCGCATCACACCCCATCTCCCCACATCGCCGCCAGAGTCGGCCGCACCGCACGAATCCCCCGAGCCCGCTGCTCCGCCGCCAACTGACGCGGCGTCAGACCGGCCCACACCCCGTGCATGTCGGCGGGCGGGAATTCGAGGGCGTAGTTGAGGCAGGGTTCTGCGACTGGGCAGGTGTTGCAGAGGTGGCGGGCGTGTTCGATGTAGTTGGCGTCTTTGTGGTGTTGGGGGAACATGTGGTGGGTTTGGTGTTTGCAGTTGGCGTGTTGCATCCAGTTGTTGGCTTGCGTATCGGTGTTGGGGGTGGGGTCTGTGT